CGAGACATATACTACAGGCTGGTTTATTTTTAACAGCTGAAACAGCTGAAAAATTATCACTTAGAATATCTGATATTATAGAGTACTCACCTACAAAAGAAGCGTTTATACAATCAGTAGGCGCGCATAACGTTGCTACGTTAGAAGAATTACAACACTTACATTTATATGACTTTGGTATATTTATAGAGCTAACTCCTGACGAAGAAGAAAAAGCTTTGTTAGAAAATAATATACAAGTAGCTTTAGCACAACAAAATATAGAACTTGAAGACGCTATTGATATTAGAGAAATAAGAAGCTTAAAACTTGCCAACCAATTACTAAAAGTAAGAAGAAAAGATAAAATAGCAAGAGATCAAAAAATGCAGCAAGAAAATATACAAGCGCAAGCAATGGCTAACGCACAAGCACAACAAGTTGCGGCACAAACAGAAATGCAAAAAAATCAAGCTATTACAGAGTCAAAATCTCAATTAGCTCAAGTAGAAGCTCAGTTAGAAATGCAAAAAATGCAAGCTGAAGGAGAATTAAAAATGGCTTTAATGGAAAAAGAGTTTGAATACAACATGCAGTTAAGACAAGTAGACTCAGAGTCTTTAAATCGTAAAGATAAAGAAAAAGAAGATCGTAAAGATCAAAGAACAAGGATTCAAGCAACACAACAGTCTGAGCTTATAGATCAGAGAAAAAATGAAAAACCACCTAAAAACTTTGAGTCAGCAGGTAATGATATAATGGGAGGTGGATTTGGATTAGGTATGTTTGAACCTAAGTAAACAATTTTATTAATTATATAATATTTTATTATGGCAAAGAAAAAAGAAACTGCAACTGAAGAAGTTGTAGAGCAAAAACAAGATGACAATGTTGTTAAAGTTAATCTTGACAATGTCGAAACTAAACAAGACGACAATGTGACTAAGGTAAACCTAGATAAAAAACCAGAAGATGAAACCAAAGAAGAAGTTGTTGAAAACAATACTGACGACAAAGGAGTGGTTGAACTCGTTGATGATGCTGAGTCTGTACAAAAACAAGAAGAAGTACAGTCGGAAGCAGAAACACAAGAAACTCCAATTGTAGAAGAAATAACTGAAGAAGAAGTAAAAGAACAAGTTGAAGATTTAGCTGAGCAAGCTGAAGACGCTATAACTGAATCTATAGAAACTGGAAAAGCACTACCAGAAAACATACAAAAACTTGTTGATTTTATGGAAGATACTGGTGGTAGTTTAGAGGATTATGTAAAGCTAAATAAAGATTATTCTGAACTAGACAATTTATCGTTACTAAAAGAATATTACAAACAAACTAAACCTCATTTAAACGAAGAAGAAATAGATTTTATGATGGACGACTATTTTTCTTACGACGAAGAAGTTGATGAGGACAAAGATGTTAGAAGAAAAAAATTAGCTTTGAAGGAGCAAGTTGCTCAAGCAAAGCAACACCTGGACGGTGCAAAGTCCAAATATTATGAAGAAATTAAAGCTGGAAGCAAATTAACTACAGAACAGCAAAAAGCTATGGATTTTTTCAATAGATACAACAAGGAATCAGAAGAGCAACAACAAGTAGTTGAAAAACAAACTCGTACTTTTTTAAACAAAACTAATCAATTGTTCAATAAAAATTTCAAAGGTTTTGAATATAATGTTGGAGAAAAAAGATTTAGATATAATGTAAAAAATACGGATAATGTTAAAGAAACTCAAAGCGACATTAATAATTTTGTCAAGAAGTTCTTGAATAAAAACAATGAAATGGAAGACGCTGCGGGTTATCATAAATCTTTATTTACAGCTATGAATCCTGATGCTA